TGGCATGATGTTCCCGGTAGAGATCAAAAGTGGAAAGAAGAAACAATCAATAATACATCACAAGTTCAATTTGATCAAGAGTTTGGAAATACATTTTTTGGAACAGGTGACACATTAATAAACGCACAAACACTCTTAGATTTAAGAGCATCCAATCCAGTAAGAATATTAGAAGGCCAAGATATGTTAGTATATAAAGAGCCTGTAAAAGAACATGAGTATATGCTAACCGCGGATGTTTCTAAGGGAAGAGGACAGGACTATTCATCTTTTTCTTTAATCGATATTAGCGTGAGACCTTTTGAACAGGTGGCTGTGTATCGCAACAACACTATCTCTCCATTACTCTTCCCTAATATTATATATAAGTATGCGAATGTCTACAATAAAGCGTATTGCGTAATAGAATCAAACGATCAAGGTGCAGTGGTTTGTAATGGTTTGTACTATGATTTAGAATATGAAAATGTACATGTTGAGTCTGCAATAAAAGCAAATGCTATAGGCATTGAAATTAATCGTAAATCAAAAAGACTCGGATGTAGTGCACTTAAAGATTTATTAGAGAATAATAAAATTAAAGTTGTAGATGAACAAACTATACTAGAAATATCTACGTTTGAAGCTAAAGGGCAAACATTTCAAGCATCTGTTGGAAATAATGATGATTTAGTTATGAACTTAGTTTTATTTGGTTACTTTGTTTCTTCTGCATACTTTTCAGATTTAACTGACATTAATATTAAAGATGTCATATTTAATCAAAAAATGAAAGAAATACAAGAAGATATAGTTCCTTTTGGGTTTATTGATGACGGTGCTGATCATATTAAAAAAATAGAAGAAAAGGATAATGAGCATCCTTGGGCTATTGAATACAGCAATGACTTGTAAAACCGAAATATTATAAATAACATATAATTGAACAATCGCATTATGTTTTCATATAATTACAACTAAGAGGAATAAAAATGGGAATAGGAACACCAAGCGAATCCCCTGCGGTTGTCGTCAAAGAAATTGATCTGACTGGAGGTGTACCCAATACGCAGTCAACAACTGGCGCAGCTGTAATAAATTCTAGATGGGGGCCGGTTGAAAAAAGAACTCTGGTTGACAATGAAGATACTCTTGTCGACATCTTTGCTTCACCGGATTCTAGTAACACGATTTCATTTCATGAAGCTAATTTCTTCTTGAAATATTCAAGTAAATTACAAGTAGTTAGAATCATTGATACTGGAGCAAAAAATTCAGTATCAACAACAGGCCAGACAGGTGCGGCCACACCATCTACAGATGCACCTGAAACTGTCAAAAACGAAGATGATTTTAACTCACAATTGTCAGCACTGGATTCAGATCTACATACATTCATAGGTAAATATCCAGGCGCAATAGGAAACAGCCTACAAGTTCAAATGTGTCCAGCGAGTGACAGCTCGACTAATAGTGCATTTGATGCTTGGGCATATAAAGATAATTTTGATGCAGCACCGGGAAATTCTAGCTTTGCAAACAAGAAAAATGCAACAGACGATGAAGTTCATGTGGCAGTCATCGATAAAAACGGACAGTTCACAGGAACTAATGGAACAGTTTTAGAAACATATCCATTCATGTCTGTGGCTAAAAATGCAAAGAATGATGATGGTACATCTAACTACGTTAAAGATGTAATTAACGAAAGATCTGAATATGTCTGGATGGTGGATTTTGATTCAGACTTCAGACAAGCAGGTGCTGGAACTAATATGGCCGACAGTGGTTCTAACTTCAATTTAACAACTGCTGCTACAGGAGCTACAAAACCAGCTAGTCAAATCAAAACATTCAACTTTGCATCTGGTACTGATGTTTCAAGCTTGACTACAGGAAATATTTTATCTGGCTTTGATCTTTTTGAAGATAAAGATCAAGTTGAGATTGATTTCTTAATTGCACCAAGTATGGCATCAAGATCAGATACAACCACCGTTGTAAATGATTTAGTTACTACAGCTGCATCATTAAGAAAAGACTGTGTAGTTGTCGCATCACCTGCAAGAACCGATGTTGTAAATGTAACAAATGCTGCTACAGCCGTTTCTAATGTAGTCACAACTGCTAATACATTTACTACATCATCATATCTATTCGTAGATAACAACTACTTAAAAGTTTATGATAAATTTAATGATCAATTCATTAACATTGCTGCAGCATCTTCTACTGCTGGATTAATGGCAGCAACTGATCTTAACAGAGCGGCATGGTTTTCACCAGCTGGTTCAAGAAGAGGTCAATATCTTGGAATAACTTCAATTGCTTATACACCTACTAAGGCTCAGAGAGATACTCTCTATAAAGCAAGTGTAAATCCAATTGCTAACATCCCAGGAGCTGGAGTAATACTGTTTGGCGATAAAACAAACTTATCAAGGCCTTCTGCATTTGATAGAATCAATGTAAGAAGATTGTTTTTAGTTCTCGAAAGAGCTATAGCAAGAGCGGCAGAGCAAGTACTCTTTGAATTCAATGATGAATTTACAAGAGCTGAGTTTGTCAACATTGTCGAGCCAGTATTAAGAGAAGTAAAAGGTAGACGCGGTATTACAGATTTTAGAGTAGTTGCAGATGAAACTAATAATACACCTGCAGTTATAGATAGAAATGAATTTATCGCAAGTATCTTCATCAAGCCGGCTAGATCAATCAACTTTGTCACACTAAATTTTGTGGCAGTAAGAACTGGCGTCGACTTTGAAGAAGTCGTTGGAACAGTTTAAGGAGGTAGACAATGGCAGTATTAGGCATAGATGATTTTAAATCAAAGCTAAGAGGTGGTGGGGCTAGACCTAACCTCTTCAAAGCTACAATCAACTTTCCGGGTTATGCGAACGGTGATCCAGAATTGACTTCATTCTTATGTGAGTCAGCTCAGATCCCGGGTTCAACACTCGGCCAGATTGTCGTACCTTTCAGAGGAAGACAATTAAAGATGGCTGGTGATAGAACATTCGATGTCTGGACAGTTACTATCATTAACGATACAGATTTTGCTATCAGAAATCCAATGGAGAGATGGATGAACGGTATGAATGCACATAGTGCAAACACTGGTCTTACAACTCCTGTTGCATATGAAGCAGATCTGTTAGTTGAACAACTGGATAGATCTGGTGATACTCTTAAAAAGTACACCTTTAGAGGTTCTTATCCTCAAGATATGTCTCCGATAGAATTGAATTACGCAACAAATGATGAAATCGAAAGATTTACTGTATCATTTGCGTATCAATACTATGAGACAGACACTACTAGTTAAGTTATAAATATTAGGAGAGCGCAAGCTCTCCTAACTTAAAAGGAATTAATATGGCTGAAGGTTTTAAATTATTTGGTTTTGAAATAACTCGCGCTAAAGATAATAAAAATATAAAATCCGTCGTTCCACCGAGAGATGACGACGGTGCAGGTTATGTTACATCTGCATCATACGGTACACACTATGGTCACTACATTAATATGGAAGGTGATGATTCAAAAGATCAAGCACAACTAATAATGAAATATAGAGGTAGTGCAATGCATCCTGAAGCAGATGCAGCTATTGAAGATATAGTTAATGAAGCTATTACGACAAGTGATGTTAAACCATCCGTTTCTTTAGATTTAAATGGTGTTCCAGTAAGTGATAATATTAAGAAACAAATGTATGAAGAGTTTAATAATATCTTTACAATGTTAAATTTTAAAGAATTAGGTCATGATATTTTTAGAAGATGGTATATTGATGGAAGACTTTATCATCATTTAGTTGTAGATGAAAGTAATTTGTCAGCAGGTATTCAAGAAATAAGATATATTGATTCTGCTAAAATGAGAAAAGTAAAGCAGGTTAAAACAAAGACTGATCCTGTTACAAATGCAAAGATTGTAGAAAAGGTTGATGAGTTTTACATTTACCAGGATAAACCTGGTGCGCAAAAAGCCGGTGTCAGAATGTCATCTGATTCGATTAGTTACATTACATCCGGCATCTTAGATGAAAATAGAAAAAGAGTAGTTTCATATTTACATAAAGCTTTAAAACCAATAACACAATTAAGAATGATGGAAGACTCGTTAGTCATATATAGATTAGCTCGAGCTCCGGAAAGAAGAATGTTTTATATTGATGTAGGTAACTTACCGAGAGGTAAAGCCGAACAATATATGAAAGATATTATGGCCAAGTATCGTAATAAACTTGTTTACGACGCAAAGACTGGTGAAATACGTGATGATCGTAAACATATGTCAATGCTGGAAGATTTTTGGCTACCGCGAAGAGAGGGTGGACGTGGCACAGAAATATCTACATTGCCCGGCGGAGAAAACTTAGGACAGATAGAAGACATTATATATTTTCAGAAAAGATTATATAGGTCTTTAAATGTTCCTATGAATAGATTAGAACAAGAGCAGCAGTTCTCATTAGGTAGAGCTACTGAAATTAGTCGTGATGAACTTAAGTTTCAAAAGTTTATTGATAGATTGAGAAATAGATTTTCAATGTTATTTTATGAAATATTAAAAAAACAATTATTATTAAAATCTATCATTACAGAACAAGACTGGCAAACTTGGGGAACTAAAGTTGGAATCGACTATTTAAGAGATAATCACTTTGCAGAATTGAAGGAAGCAGAGTTATTAAGAGAAAAGATTCAAACATTAGATCAAATTCAAAACTATGTTGGTGAATACTTTTCTAAAGAGTGGGTTCAAAAGAATGTACTTTTATTTGACGAAGAAGAGATTAAAAATATGAATAAAGATCTTGAAGCTGCACAGGCTCAAGAACCAGAAGATGATCAAGGAGTAGTATAATGAACGAAGTACCAAATGAAAAAAATATGCCTGATGAAGTTGATACTATTGAGGATTTAGTTCAACATTCACTTAATCAAGATTATAATAAAGCTAATCAAGTTTTCGGTAATCTTATGACAATTAAAATGGATGATATGTTAAATCAAGAAAAAGTTAAGATAGCAAATCAAATTCATAATCATATAGATCCGGATGATGAAGAGATTGATGATGAAGATTTGGAGGAAATCGATGATGAAGATGTTGATGATGAGAATGGAGAAAACGAGGAAGAGGTTGACGAGTCTGATATTGATGAGGAACCGGATCAGGCAGATGACGATGGAAGTGAATCCGATGATGATGAAGAAGAGATTGAAGGAGCTGCGGTGTAAACTCGCAAATGTATAAATATAGTTAACATGAAAACTTTTTCGCAAATTAGAGAATTAACTGGTAGAAAACCTTCAGGCCAAAAAGTCTTTGATAAAAAGATAAAAGGCGTTAAAGTAATAATACATAAAGAACGAAATGGGTTTGTTACTTACATTGATGGCGATAGATTAGACTTATATAAAACTCAGAAAGAAGCTGAAAAAGCTGCTAATGAATTTATGAAACAGTATAAAGGAATGTAAACATGGAAATTTTACCTTTAGCCCCAAAAGTAACAGCCAATGGTGCTGGTAATAAAACAACTGTAAGTAGAGCACAAGTAGTGTATGTTTGTGCAACTGCAGATGTATTAATTACAAATGACACTACAGGTGCTACTTTACAAATGCATGAAAATCAAGCAATGGTAATACATAAAGATTCACATGATCATTTATTTGCCGGTAGTGCAAATGCACATTTTACTAAAATAGCGTTTCCAAGAGGATAACATGAAATTAATATCAGAATTTGTAGAAAACGATATTGAATTTTTCATTACTGAAAATAAAAAAACTGGTGGCAAAGATTACAAAATACAAGGTATTTTTGCACAAGCAGAAAAAAAGAATCGAAACGGTCGTATATATCCAATGCCTATCATAGAAAAGGCTGTAAGTAAATATGATACAGAGCAAGTACAAAAAGGTAGAGCAGTTGGTGAGTTAAATCACCCTGAAGGGCCGACCGTAAATTTAGATAAAGTTTCTCACAAAATCAATAAACTTGAATTTCAAGGTAATGATGTTGTGGGTGAGGCATCGATATTGAACACCCCTATGGGAGAAGTTGTTAAAGGCTTACTTGATGGTGGCGTTACATTCGGTGTATCGACTCGTGGTATGGGAAGTTTGAGCCAACGCAATAACGCAATGGTCGTCAATGACGATTATATTCTTAACGCGGTAGATATCGTGCAAGATCCATCCGCTCCCGGAGCTTTTGTTAATGGGATAATGGAGGGTGTTGAATGGGTTTGGAATAACGGTGTTGTGAAACCTCAAACAGTTGAAAAAATGGAGACTGAAATTAAGAAGGCTCCACGGGCTGATCTCTATGAGACTCAGGTTCGTGAGTTCAAGAATTTCCTCTCAATATTAAAATCAAAATAAGGAGTCAAAAATGACTGATCAAGATAATATTGAAAATCAGGACGTGGAACTCCAAGAGAGTGAAGAGGAAATCTCTGAAATGAAACACGATCCTAAAAATGCTGAAGCTCAGTCAGTCGCTTCCGTAGACAAAGCAGGTGATGCAACAGGTACAGCGCCAAAAAGAAAGATGGCCGGTGGAACTGCTGCTGATAACACCAAAAAAGATCCAATGCCAAAGACTAAAGCAGGAATGATCGCCGCTATGGTACAAAATTTGCAAAACATGAATAAAAAACAAGTCATGAACGCAATGATGCACTATAATAGCACAGATCCAGATGCATTCGAAGGCGAGTCAATCGCTGAAGATGAAGTCAAAGATCAAGTTCAAGTCGAAGTTGATTTTAAAGAAGATCTTAAAGCACTTGTCAATGAAGAAGCTACACTGTCAGATGATTTCAAGCAGAAAGCAGAAACTATCTTTGAAGCTGCAATCAATACAAAAGTAAATGCAGAGATTGACAGACTTGAAGAAAAGTATAATGAGGAACTTTCCGAAGAGATTGAATCTACAAAGAAAGACCTCGTAGAGAAAGTAGACAGCTATTTAAACTACGTAGTTGAAGGCTGGATGGAAGAAAACAAGCTAGCTATCCAAAATGGTTTAAGAACTGAGATTGCAGAAGACTTTATGGGTAAGTTGAAAGACTTATTTCAAGAGTCCTACATCGAAGTACCAGAAGGAAAAGTGGACCTTGTTGACGAGTTAGCTGCTAATGTTGAAGAACTTGAGGATGGACTCAATAAAGCAACTGAAAGCAACATCAAGATGAATGAAGAGTTAGAAACTTACAAGAGAGAAGCAATCATTAGAGAAGCTTCAAAGGGTCTAGCAGAAACTGAAGTCGAAAAGCTCAAAGGATTGGCAGAAAATGTTGACTTTGAAAATGAAGAAACTTTCGCACAGAAAGTTGCTCAGTTAAAAGAATCATATTTTGCTAAAGCTAAAACTAATAGTGGAGAGGAAGCTATTGAAGAGAATGATACTCCTACAGTAGAAACTTCTGATACAATGGCATCATATCTTTCCGCAATGAAAAAACAACTAAAGAAATAATATAGGGAGTCCTAAATGCAACCAACAATTTCTTATGATAGATTGATCGAGAAATGGGCACCAGTACTTAACGAAGAGTCTGCTGGCCAAATTACCGACGCTCATAAAAAAGCCGTTACTGCAGCTGTACTCGAAAATCAGGAAATCGCTCTTAGAGAAGAAGGAATGATTAATGAGGCTGCACCTAACAACTCAACAGGAAATGTGGCTAACTGGAATCCAGTATTGATTGCACTTGTAAGAAGAGCTATGCCAAACTTAATGGCATATGACATCTGCGGTGTACAACCAATGTCTGGTCCAACAGGCTTAATTTTCTCAATGAAATCACGTTACATGACTAGTAAAGCTGGCGCTGCTAGAGGAGCTGCTAACACTGATAATACAGAAGCTCTTTTCAACGAAGCATTAGCAAACTACTCAGGTGACTCATCAACTGCATCATTTCCAGCAGGTGGTCCTTCAGGTTTAGATAAAACCTTTAAGACAGGCGATGGTGTCAACGATAGTACTATTGAGGATTCAGTAGCAAACCCAATTGCAAACATCGATCCATATGACACAGCAGAAGCTGAGGCATTAGGCGATGCAACAGAAGCTTTTGCAGAGATGGGTTTCACTATTGAGAAATCAACTGTGACTGCTAAGTCAAGAGCTCTTAAAGCTGAATACAGCTTAGAATTAGCTCAAGACCTTAAAGCTATTCACGGTCTTGATGCTGAGACAGAATTGGCAAATATCTTGTCAACTGAAATCTTAGCTGAAATCAATAGAGAAGTAGTAAGAACTATTAACTCACAGGCTAAATTAGGTGCACTTCAAACTAACACAGCTATTAACGGTATCTTCAACGTACAGACAGATGCTGATGGTAGATGGTCAGTTGAGAAGTTCAAAGGTCTCATCATGCAGATCGAAAGAGAATCTAATATCATAGCAAAAGAGACTAGACGTGGTAAAGGTAACTTCATCATTTGTTCATCAGACGTAGCTTCATCATTAGCTGCAGCTGGTATGATGGATTACACTCCTGCAATGTCAACTAACTTAAATGTAGATGACACAGGTAATACTTTTGCTGGTGTTCTTAATGGTAGAACTAGAGTCTACATCGACCCATATGCATCTGCAGACTATGTAACTGTAGGTTATAAGGGAACTAATCCATACGATGCGGGCGTATTCTATTGCCCATACGTACCATTAACAATGGTCAGAGCAGTAGGTGAAGATACATTCCAGCCAAAAATTGGTTTCAAAACCAGATATGGAATGGCTTCAAACCCATTCGTAGGTGACACACCTGCTGATGGACTAGCAACCACTAAGACTAATCAGTACTACAGAATATTTAGAGTTGATAATATTCTTGGTGCCTAAATCTTAGCACTCTTAATAAAAGGGGGACGTAAGTCCCTCTTTTTTTCGTATAAATAGAATCATGGCACTTACTACTAATTTTAACTATCTGCAACCTACGAGTTTTAAACTCGTAATAGATAGAACAAATTATCCAAATTTAGAGTTCTTTTGTCAAGACTTTACTCATGCCGGTGTTATTATGAACACTGCAGATCTTGGTTATAAGAAAATTGCAGCAATACCTTTTATTGGTGATAAATTAACTTATAATGAAATGCTAGCTAATATTATATTAGATGAAGATATGAAAGCATATACTGAAATGCATGATTGGATGAGAAGAATACTTGATGAAGATAATGTAACAGCTGTTGATAGATTTCGAAATGCTAATCTACCACCTGCACAATCCGACATTACATTGTCTATTTTATCAAGTCATAATAATCCAGTAGTAAGAATAAAATACAGAGATTGTATACCTACAGCTTTAACGGATATACAATTTCAATCAACAGGAGGAGGCACCGAGTTTATTACGTTTGGTGCATCTTTTAGATTTACATATTTTGACATACTTACAAAGAGCAGTACTACCGGTGCGTTTACAGATTCATTTACTGTGACTGGCACCACAGGTTAGTATATATATTATTAGAGGTATTATGATTGATTTGAAACAAGTCCACGACATGTGGCAAAAAGACAGTATTATTGATAACGCACGTTTAGATGAAACTTCCCGTCAAACTCCAGCATTACATTCAAAATATTTACAACTTTGGTCAACAGCTAAGTTAGAACTTAAAAGAGCTGAGTTCGATCAAAAGAAACTACTTAAAGATAAGTGGTTATATTATAATGGTAAAATGGACCAAGAAACAATAAAAGAAAAAAATTGGATTGCAGATCCTTTTGATGGTTTAAAAATATTAAAAGGTGAAATGGATTATTATTATGATAGCGATCCAGAAATACAAAAATCAGAAGAGAAAATACAATATTGGAAAACAGTAATAGATACACTACACGAAATAATAGAGAACTTAAAATGGCGTCACCAAACTATATCGAACATAATCAGATGGAAACAATTCGAGTCAGGAAATTAAATCATTCAACCATACACCTTGAATGTGATAGAGGTGTAGCTACAGAACTAAGAGAATTTTTTTCTTTTTATGTTCCGGGTTATAGATTCATGCCTGCATACCGTAATAGAGTATGGGATGGAAAGATAAGATTATTTAATCAAACAACAGGTCAAATACCTGCAGGTTTATTTCCACAAATACTTTCATTTGCAGAATCAAGAGAATATGAGTTAGAAGTAGAAGAAACAGAATACGGCAATCCAAACGCTGGTAATGAAATTAATGTAGAATTTATGATGCAGTTCATAGAAGCATTAAAGCTACCTTTTAAAATACGTGATTATCAATTTGATGCAGTATGCCATGCTATACAACATCGTAACGCCATATTGCTTTCTCCTACTGGTTCAGGTAAATCATTAATAATATACGCATTGGTAAGATGGTTATTAGCTGCGTATGCTGAAAAAGATATTTTAATTATTGTACCTACTACTTCTTTAGTTGAACAAATGTATAATGACTTTAAATCTTATGGTTATGATGTAGATAGACACTGTCATAGAATATATTCAGGTAAAGATAAAAAAACATTTAAACGAGTTGTTATAAGCACATGGCAATCGATATATCGTTTTCCACAAGATTGGTTTGCAAGATTTGGTGCCGTATTTGGAGATGAGTGCCATGGATTTAAATCTAAATCACTTACAACAATTATGAATAAGTGTACTGAAGCAGAATACAGATTTGGTACAACTGGAACATTAGATGGAGCATTAACACATGAACTGGTATTACAAGGATTGTTCGGCAAAATTTTTAGAGTTACAACCACAAGGCAACTACAAGATAAAGATACGCTCGCTAAGTTATCAATACGTAGAATCGTCTTACAATACAAAGAAGAAGAAAGAAAACAATTTGGAAAACAAAACTATCAAGACGAAATAAAATATATAATTGGTTATGAAAAAAGAAATAAATTTATTCGTAATTTAACTATTGATTTGACAGGAAATACATTAGTCTTATACAACTATGTAGAAAAACATGGTAAGCCATTATATAACTTAATTAAAGATAAAGCTGATGAACGGCGTAAAATATTTTTTGTATCTGGAAATACAGCCACATCAGATAGAGAAGCTATAAGAAGTATTGTTGAAAAACAAAAAAATGCTATCATTGTTGCATCATTAGGTACATTTAGTACAGGGATAAATATTAGGAACTTACACAATATTGTGTTCGCTTCTCCTTCTAAATCTCAGATACGAGTTTTACAAAGTATTGGTAGAGGTTTAAGAAAAACAGATGATGATAAACATACAACATTGTATGACATAGTAGATGATATAAGCTGGAAATCAAGAAAAAACTTTGGAGTGTTACATGCTGATGAAAGACTTAGAATATATGGACGAGAAAAATTTAACCACAGAACATTCAACGTCAAATTATAATATGAGAAATATATACAATAAAAACACATGTGTTATAGGAGGTGCTGGATTCTTAGGTTCACACTTAGTAGATTATCTTTTAATGTCACGCGAATGCAACGTTTTAGTTTTAGATAATTTAATATCAGGTTCAAAAAAACATATAAATGAAAATGCTAAATTTGTATGGTGGGATATTAGAGATGATGTAGAAGATTTAACAAAATTACTAAAAGACAATAATATTGAGTATGTTTTTAATTATGCTGCAGAGCCTTATATACCAGAATGTTTTCAAAGGCCTATGCATTTTTTTGACATCAATGCTACTTCGGTCTTAAAGGTTTTAAATGCATGTGAAAGAGCTCAAGTTGAAGGTTTACTTCAAGTATCTTCTGCAGAAATATATGGAAACATGAAAGGTAAAATTAAAGAGACAGATCCTGTCGAACCTCATTCTACTTATGGTGTTTCAAAATTAGCTGCAGATGGTTTAGTTCAAGTACGATGGAAAGAATCAGGTGT